GTTTGAGTGGTGATATCGATAATCAATTAGATGAATTCTTAGATATTGCTACTACAATAGACGAAAACGTACCCCAATTATCCGAATATATTTTAGAAGAATTAAATGATCGAAATCTTTTACGGAATGACTCCACCACAGCAATTGAAGCAAAAATAAAATTACTTAACTCAGAATTAAATAATTTTGATGTAGTTTTTGACGGTCAAGCAATTTATGCAATAAAAACGTTGGAGTTTGACTACGACGCATTTTATGCGGGTGTGAAAAAAAGAATCGATACCAAAGAGTTTACACCTTTTGGTTTTGGTCCCAAAAACATTTTACCATCCGGCCAAGAAATGAATCAAACTGTTGCTAGGTCAGTAACAGCATATTACCAAAAATTAGCAGCCAGTCTAACAACCGCAGACAGTAAACAAATTGATATATTTGGTAAAGATTCACCGCAAATCGACTTTTTTGGAACGAAAGACCATACGAAATATAATCCTGCGACAGTTTCGCTGCGCGTTACATCACATAATTTACATGAGATATTTGTGCAATTAATTTTTAGAATTGGGGAATTTAAAAAAACAGAAGAGGGTGTTCAATTAACTCCCAAAACTTCACTTCCTTTATTAAAATTTATTAATGATAACGAAATAGAAACAATGTTAGGGGCAATGTTCCAAGTTTTGGTAAATGCTAGCATTACAATTAACCTTCCAACCCAAGAAAAAGAATCGTTAACCGAAAGTAAGGTTATAAACGTAAACAAAAAACACAACAATTTCCGTAGTCTTCACGATACATGGAATAAATTTCTTAAATAAGAGGAAAAATGACAAGAAAACTAAGTCGTAGACTGGCGCGCAAAAACGCAGCCAAGGGTAAAAAGCGCCTTGAGCGTGAAGTAACAAAAAAAATGAACATGTTTGACAAACTACCAAATAAATGTCTGACATGCGAAAAACCATTTGACAAACAGGACAAAGCTATGGTACAATCATGGTATACAGTAGTGTACGATGAAAAGAAAATTGTACGTTTATACTGCCCTGAGTGCTGGGAAAAAGCACAGGAGATATTAAATGACTTCCGAGAACGAACAGAACGCAAACTTCAAGATCACCGTGGAGGAGGTAATTGAACATGATGACGGCAGCGCAACCGTAGTATTTGAAGCCTCCGATGAGTTTTATGATTGGTGGCTTAAAGAAGAAGGCCTAGAAGAATTTGATCAAGAACGCTTTGAAGCTTGGTTTATTAAAAGTGTCAAGGCTGGTTTAGATATAATGGAAGAAACAAATGAATAAAGAAGCAGTGAACCATCCGAGTCACTATAATACTGGGAAATATGAAGTAATCGATGTTATTGAAGACTGGGGTTTGGGATTCAACGACGGCAACGCAATTAAATATATTGCGAGACACAAACACAAGGGTAAACCTCTTGAAGATTTAAAAAAGGCTGCATGGTACATCGAGCGCCTTATTAATCATTATGAACGATTAGAAGATCCGGTATGTACGCATACGGTACACCCAACACCCCACCAAAATTTACATCAAAAAAGCTGGGCAACATGTGAAGAAGCAGTTTATTATATAACTGCGAATCGACATGACCCAAATCTGTACAGAGTTTTTCATAGTTTAGAAGAACAAAAGTGGAAAATAGCGGAAAGACCACCAGAATGAAACAAGCTTTAAGTTATGATGATGTACTTGTCGTACCACAACACTCAGATATTAAATCAAGACAAGAAATTGATATTGGTACTGAAATAGGTGTTGAATATGATTTAGCTTTACCTATCTTTTCTAGTCCAATGGACACAGTAACATGGATTGATATGGCTATAGCTATCGAACACGCTGGTGGACTAGGAATATTACATCGATATTGCACCATTGAAGAACAAGTTGATGCTTATAAACGTTGTTCAAAATCGAATGCTTATCCCGGCTGTGCAATCGGTGCCAGCGGTGATTATAAAGAAAGAGTAACAGCGCTAAGAAGTGAAGGCTGCTTAATATTCTGTGTTGATGTAGCCCACGGTCATCATACCAATGTAGCAGAGGTTATTCAGCTTTTAACCAGTGTGGACGCTTATATAATGGCTGGTAATGTGGCCACGGCAGAAGGTTACTGGTTTCTTGCGCAAGCCGGTGCAGATATTGTCCGTGTTGGAATCGGCGGCGGCAGTATATGCTCGACCCGAATTCAAACCGGGCATGGTATACCAACGTTACAAAGTTTAATAGATATTAAAAACAGCAGAACAGTAGTTAATCGTTGGGATGAACCAGAGCCTTTCGAAACCCATTTAAAGCCCGGGCCGCTTATTATTGCAGATGGCGGTATTAAAACCAGTGGAGATATTGTAAAGGCCATGGCCGCTGGCGCTGATTTTGTTATGCTTGGCTCGATGCTTGCAGGTACAGACGAGGCTCCCGGTCACAAGATTGAGACAGGCCAAGGTGTCATGAAGGAGTACCGAGGGATGGCGTCAGCAGACGCACAGAACGCTTGGAGAGGGTACGTCGGGTCGGAAGAGGGCGTTGCAGCTTTGGTGCCTTACAAGGGATCTGTGGGCAACATATTGAAATCTTTAGCTAAAGGGATTCGTTCAGGGCTTTCATATTCTGGTGCCAGAAACATACCAGAATTTCAAGCTAAAGCAGAATTAACTCAGCAAACCTCTGCTGGCCAATTCGAAAGTTCGACACATATATATGCCAGAAGTTAAACCAGCGGTTAAACAAATATATTTTGAAGAGCTTGAAGCTAGACATTTGCAGTTAGCTGCAGCAGTAAAATATGATAAATTATCAATACCCGAGTTTCTTAGGTTAATGGTGTATGGTTATGTTAGCGGCGATCCAAATATTAGACAATATATTGAAACCGTTAAAGAAGTACAACATAGAAACTCTAAAATCAAACGTAAAATTACCCAAAAAGAGGCAGCCAAAGGTGTAGAGATTTGGAATGATTTTAATATCACTGAGGACGAAAAGCGAGAGCTATTCGATATAATAGAAAAGGAAAACAGCTTATGATTGGATGTGCCAAAGAATGCATGAAGCATAAAATACCCTGTCAAATTAGCGAATGTCGATTACATATTGAATATGAAGAAGATCAAAATTGTACATTAATTGCGGTTAAAAAGAATAATGTATTGACACTAGAAGAGATAGGAAAAAGATTAAAGCGGTCAGCAGTACGGATTAAACAAATTCAAGATGGTGCTTTAAGGAAGATGGCAAAACGTTAAGCTTTCAATGGCGTTTTAAATGTTTTAAAGACTATTTATTAACGTAAACCGAATTTACAAGGAGATTCGTACAAATGAGTAAATTATTAAACGAAACAACTGTTGCCCGCTGGCACAAGCTAGCTCAAATCAATGAGGGTGTTTCTAAAAACTTCCTGAAGGAATTGGGAGAATTACCCCCTCCGGAAGAAGATGAATTGGGGGGCGAACTAGGTGGCGGTGATGAACTACCAATGGATGACGAAGCTCCTGTGACCGATGAACTACCAATGGATGATCTTGGCGACGGCGGCGAAGTTAGTATGAGTGAAGAAGATGTTACGGCATTAGTCGATGATATCGCTTCAGCAATTGCAACACACACTGGCGTGGAAGTCGATGTAACCAGTGATAGCTTGGGCGCTGATGATCTAGAAGGCGATCTGGGCGGCGAAGAAGAAATCGCACCTGAAGGCGAAGAAAGTCTTGACATGGGCGACGAAATGGGTTATGATGATAGTGGTGATGAAGAACTAGAAGGTTTGGCTGAAGCACTTAAAAACGCTAATATTAAGGTACTCGATGACAACAAAATTGTTAACGAGATTACCAAGCGTGTAACCAAACGAATTCTTGCTGCTATTAAAAGCAACTAATCCTCTTTCACCTTAAGGTGACATGTACGAATTTCTTTTATTTTTCGGAGGCGTAGCCTCTTACAAANTCTTATCTTATATATTACGTATTAGGAAAGACTTTTCTTTCTTTTTACGTACATACAAATTAATACTCAAAATGACAGTCTTTTTGCTCAAAGCCTCTATAGATTTGGCCGAACAACAAAAAGAATTTTATACCAAAGCCAACCTATCTGAAGAAAATATCGAACTACTTGTTAATTTTACAGAAACAGCCGTCCTACGGGTGTATTCTGGATTAGAAAATAGCCTTTACGACCTCCCGCCTGAATATAAAGATATAGCTAGAAAAGTCATTTTGAGTCCGGACTACGCTACATATATTTTGGAGGCTAGTGCTAAACTAGGCGGGCAGTCAATTTTATATAATGCCATGAAAGAATTGGAGAGCCATGAACAAGAGTAAACACAACATAATGTATAAATGGATCAAAAACAAAGGTCTGATTGAGTTTGATGACGAATTCGTTGTAGCCCATGCAGATAAAGCATTTAAGGTGAAGCGATTTCTGAATTTTGTTAACAAACTCAGAGAAACAACCAACATTGATAATCGTAAGGTTGAGACTATCATCGATTTATATATCGATGGAAAGATTGATATTGATATTCGCGAAGCTTCCAATGATTTTGATATTGTCAAATTAGAACCGGGATCGGTGGAGGAAAAATGATAATGTACGGTGAAACATGGTGTCGGGGTGACACGAAATATTGTGTACAAATTAACCAGATTAAGGGTAAACGCAATTACAATAAAATTATAAAACTCATGGATGATTGGAGTTTAACCGGCGAGGGTATTACTGGAAAGAAAGAATTTCTATTGATATTTTCTAAAACCTTCGGTTCGCGCGACGAGTGGGTGTTGTGGGGAAAGGGTGTTGACGCGTTTAAACTTAACGCTGTCAATCAAAAAGGCACGACGCTTAAATATCCCAAGATGGGAAAACAAACTAAAAAAACAAAAACCAAGAAAAAGAAATAAGAGGTTATATGTCAACTGAAATTGATACGTCACCGCAAACGCGCGCCGTGGCGTTATATGGAGAGGTTAACGAAGATACGGCTTCGGACTTAATCTCAGCTATGTTGTTTATGAACGATCCGATCGAGGTCGAACCAGAAGAAGCCGAACCGGATACAATCTATATGGCCCGACGCCCATTTGATTTATATATTAACACCCCGGGTGGTTCTGCTTCTGACATGTTCGCAATTTACGATGTACTTAAAAAGATTGAAAAAGAAAATCAAGTAAGCACATATGGAATTGGTAAGGTTATGAGCGCTGGTGTTCTTATCTTAGCCGCTGGGACCAAAGGGAAACGACATATTTCAGAGAACTGTCGTGTTATGATGCACAGCGTAGCCGGTGGCCATGTTGGTACTATCCACGATATTAAAAATGAAATGAAAGAAATGCAGATTATGCAAGATATGCATATTAAAATGATGTGTCGTGAAACAAACTTTGAAGAGAAACAACTACGAAAGATGCTTAAGAGCAGTGGGAATGTTTATTTTTCTGCAAAAGAAGCGGTGGAATGGGGCATCGCAGATGCAATTATGTGATATTAAATACTATTTAGTAATATGAATACTACATCCAACTTAACCAATAAATTCTTTAAAAAGAAACTTTTTAATACTGAAGTCGCCGGATTCAAAGATCTCAACGCTTTGATCGAGCAACAATTAATAGAGTTGCGCCCACTTTTCGAAACGATACAAGCTGATGTAGATAAAATAGACATTACTTTACCTACAATTAAAATTACTGAATTATGGGGTCAAGTCAATAACAAAGACCGGTCGTTAATCGAACAACTTACAAGAAACGTGGGTGGTGATTCAATTGAAGAAAAGATTCAAAACATTAATCGTATCTGTGCGTTTGATGAAAGTGCAGATTTAGCAACAATCTTCTCAACATTAATCTTTATGGATTGTCTGCGTAGTATTGTTGTTGAATATACCGAGTCGGTATCTGGTTTCTTGTTTGAAGGTTTCTTAGCTGGAATTATTGGCAAGGGTTCTGTCCAAATTACTGATGCCGGTGAGGCAGAAGGTCAGGTGGGTAAACCAATTACAGACGTGGCATTAACAATCGGTGGAGAAGCTATTCAATATAGCTTAAAGCTATTATCTCCCAAGACAACAATTGAAGGCAGTTTTAAAAATTTAGTTAATCACTTTAAAAGTTATGATCACGTAGTGTATTTGACTGTACGTAAAGAATCAAACGATATCATGAGGTTCTTAGAATTTACTATTACAAAAGAAAACTTCTTGGATTGGATTGGATTTGCTTGGAAAGCCGAGAAGCCTGTCAAGGAAACGGATGATTTAGAATTAAGTGGTTCAGACCTCGCTGGTTTGTGGCTGGACGAAGAAACCGGTGAACGTTGGTTACAACATAACGATCCGGATGAAGGTGCTGTGAACCTAAAGATTGTTAAAATTATAGATGTAGAAACCGGTCGCACAGTCGCTAGAAACCACAAGATAGCGGCTGAACGTCGATACACCATATTCTATAGTTTGGGTGAAGAAGAAAACTCGTTTAAAAGGTTGTCTGCTTCTGGTAAGCATTTATACGGAAGCCAAGACGCATATGAAATTCTTTTAGGCCTAGCCGCTAGTGGCACACATGACGAGTTTATTAAAGAATTAGAAGCCAGCCCGGGCTATCAAAGATCTTTACAATTCCACATTGCTTCTGACTACGCCAGTAAAAATAGTACTGAGATTGGAGCTATTGATTTGTCTCAAGAAAAGATATATGCTATAGCAAACAACTATGCCGCACTATTACAGTCTAGCTTAATTCCTATTTATAACGAGTTAGCACAGTTAACCGACAATATCAACAAATATTTCTTAGGTACCGCAGAAGGTGATGTTGCAACTAGACGACAATATGCTTTAAAAGCTTCACAAAATGCTGTAGAATTAAAGAGTAACGTCGATAACGCCACCGACTAAGAGGAAAAATGAACCAAGCATATTTTAGTGATCAAGAACTTCGGGAAAGTATTGCCCGGGGTGTTGAGGAATTAGTTTCAGTTGTTTCCGAGACACTAGGCCCCAAAGGTAACAATGTTTTGTTACAACGAAAAGGACAATTACCGGTAATTACCAAAGACGGTGTTACGGTTGCTAAATTTTGTCAATTATCAAATCCATCTGAAAACGCTGCAGCTATGTTAATTAAACAAGCAGCAATCCGAACAAACATTGACGCGGGCGACGGCACCACAACGTCTACCGTTTTAGCTGGCGCAATTCTTCGGGAATCTTTTAAACACATTGTTGCAGGCCATGCCCCCGTCGAGCTTCGCAAGGGTATCGACCTAGCCTGTCAAAAGGTTGTAGAAGAAATTAAGAAAAACTCAGTAGAAATTTCATCACTTGAAGAAATTAAAAACATTGCATGTATTTCAGCGAATGGCGATTCTGAAATTGGAGAGATATTGGTACAGGCGATTAATGCCGTTGGAAAATATGGTTCAATCTCAGTTAAAGAGAGTAGGCAACCACAAACTAGTTTATCTTTAGTTGAGGGTTATCGAGTTCCCGCAGGTTATAGTTCTCCTAGATTTATTAATGATGAGAAGAACCACTTAGTAAAATATGATAAACCAAACGTTGTGGTCACAGACCATGCGCTTACAACTGTAGACGAAATGATGCCAATATTAGAAATGGCCTCACGTTCGCAACGAGCATTGGTTATATTTTGTGATAATATTGAAGGTCAAGCTTTAGCGGCTCTTATCACGAATGCCATGCGAGGGACAATGAAAGTAGCGTGCGTCAAAGCACCATTCTTCGGATCCGAACGGTATGATATATTATCAGATATTGCGCTAACTTGTGGTGCGACCTTTTTAACTCGTACAACTCATCCGGACTTAACCAAAATTCAATTAACAGATTTCGGTGAGTCAGAGAAATTAGAGATTGGGAAACACACAACACTAATAGTTGATGGAGCCATGGACCCTGATCAGATTGATGAAAGAATTGAATCACTTCGTGCAGAAATAGCACAGACTGACGACATGACTGAGTGTGAGCGAATCCAAGATAGAATTACTAGACTGTCTAGCGGCGTGGCTGTGGTGAACGTCGGCGGCCTGACTGACGCTGATGTAGTAGAACGTAAGCACAGAATAGACGACGCACTAAAAGCAATCACCGCAGCACGTGAAGAAGGCATTTTACCCGGGGGCGGTAGCTTCTTAATTCACGCTGCCGAGATTGCTAGAGAAAGCTTAAATTTAGAGGGTACCCTAGCCCTAGGTGCAAACATAGTTTTTGTCGCATGCCAAGCTCCCTTCCGAAAAATGTGTTCAAATGCAGCGGTTTCACCCGATGTGGCCTTTAACACTGTCCGAGATTATTATGATCTTTCATCCAGCGGTTTTGCATATACCGGTGGTTATGATTTTATTAATGATTGTCACGTCACAAATATGATTAAACACGGGGTTGTCGATCCAGCGAAGGTTACTCGTATTGCTTTGGAAAATGCGGTGTCTGCCGCTGGTGTATTAATTACTGCCAACAAAGCAATAATAGAGGTTGACAACTAAGACTAACTGTAGTATAATAGAAAGTAGAAATGAAAGTGCAGTTAAGCAAATCTGTTGACCTAAACAAGATCCCTTCAGAGTTAGTCAAAGCAATTGACGCAGCCCGCCAAGAGATTAGAACCGGTACTCAACAAATTCAGAATACACGTGATGTGTTAGCTGACGGCGAAATGACTTTCGGGCTAGCAAATTTACAATATACAATTAATAAGGTAGAAGAAGGTCTTCGTTTATTACACGAAGCTAGAAATATGTTAGCATCTTATGTAGATATAACTAATGGCAATTACACAGAACCTCAAGAACACAATACTAAACAATCTGACGGGTAGTCAGATTACAATTCGTCAAGGTGCATTGTTGATTAACAAATCAACCCATAAAGTACTGGATGACAGAATTATTTGTTTAATGTTAGAATACAACGAATCAGATTCTCAGTGTTTGGTATATTGGTCTAATCATACATGGAAAGTCAACGCTGATGCGATTGTGCCGGAACCATATAAAAAAGGATAAATAATGAAAAAGTTTTTAAGAGTTATTGAAGTCACCGGATCACGGGACAATGCAACGTTACGAGAAAGGTATGTGAATATTAGTTCGATAGTATCGATTGTTGAACACGAAACATTAAGAGAATTAGTAGCCAATTCTGTTGGATTAAGCGAGTTAGATGACGGCATCGAATTTTCAACAATACAACTTAATGTTGGGATGCACGGCGCGACACTCAACGTTGTTGGATCTCCGCACGTAATCAACCAATTGGTGGAGGGATAAAATGGAAGATTATTTTACAGTATATGTTAAAGATGGGTGTCCATGGTGTGTAAAAGCTTTGGGGCTTTTACGAACCAATGAAGAACCCACTATGGTTGTCAACGTAACTCAGCTAACCAAAGAACACATTGAGAATATCAAAGAGTTTGTGGGCTGGCCAACTTTCCCGATGGTCTTATATCACGAACCTGATGTACCACCTAGATTGCTTGGTGGTTGTACTGAGTTGTTTGGTTTTGCTGATGAGGAAGTTCCGGGTGAGGATGATCATGGTGAAGTGTAAATTAATACCAATGTACCAGCACAACCCAAAATATATCGAACCATCTGGGAAGAAAAAGTATGGTCGGTACAGTAATCGATATTTTAATGGTGTGAAAGGTTACGGAACAAAGACGTGGGCTGTGTGGGTTGAATTAGAAGCCAGTGTAAAAGACTATGACAAGGCAGAATCAGAGGAAACATTCTTTTATGATTGCATTGAGTTTCTTAACACACCACCCAAGAAGAAAACTTCCAAAACCGGCAAGCGTCGGAAACAATCGGTATACGGTCTAAAACTTAACAAACATATCGTGCTTTCTATCCGCCGACCGTCCGAAAGTAAGAAAACCATACGTTTTCATTTGCTTGTCACAACAGACAAGAAAAGACATAAAAACTTTTGGTTTGAAGGCCCACTTGGTAGTTTTGGTACCCGCCGAAAGAAATAATTGTAACTAATTACTAGTATGGAAACAGAACAAACTTCTATATTGGTGATGCCCGCCGTCATATTACAACAAAAACTCTTCGTTGCTAGCAGCATGGAAGAAGAGATACGTAATTTTATTATTGGATATGTACACTGCAATCGTTGGAGCATTGGCAGAATGTCAATCTTAACCGAAATGTATTCTACTGCTTCTAAACTATTAAGAGTTTTAGAACAAATTGAACGGCGCGGTATAATAATTGATGAAGATACTGGCGACGATACATATACCCTAACCAAAAATGAGGCTTTTATAATAGAAATCTGCAAGGTTAGTTATAGTACATGCGAATCTAGTTTGTCAGAATTAAATTCAAATCTAGTTATGAACTAAAGGAACAAACATGACCTTTCACGATACTTGGCGAGAAAACAGAAGCAAACCCCTACTAGAATCACCACGGCCTAAATCTCCTTTATTGCTAGAAATCAACCAAGCCGTCGTAGATTATGTTTGGGATAATTTTAATATACAAAATGCAGCTCTTAATAAATTCTTTGGTGGAAAGCTTCGGATTGTAGAAGATTTAGATGTAAAAGCACCCAGCACTAAATTAAAGAAACTTCAAAGTTGGATCCAAATTTTAACTGATTATTCCCCAGATCTAGAAAACCCGGATATGCTACTCATCACATATCATAATGAATATTCTAAGAAAGACGAGCAAAAACGTGTTAAGATCGGTAAATATTTACAAAAGTTGGCCAATCTTTCCAAAAAAATAGATAAATACCAGCGCGCCGGTGCAGATATTATAGAAAAAAGCAAGTTATATCATGACGTTGCGGCACACATGCGCGCAAAATATGGTGACAAACCTGATACTGAAAAAATGATAACTAGAATGAGTATGCCAGTTTTTGCGCGCATGCTGCGCTGGATTGATCTCGGTACTCTAAAAACTGCAGATCCACAAGAAATAACTGCTAGAATGCGCGCCCGGGGGCCACACGCGGCTGGCCCCCGGGCAAAAGCCACCTCGCCGGAAGCCACTGATGAAAAACTGTCTTTTGATTTTAATAAATCGACCCATGAAGCTGATTCTGCACGTGTGTTGTTTAGTTATATAAACTCATATCTAACAAAAAGAGAGCCCGAACTATACAACGAATTGTTACCGGTTATAGTAAAAATGGCTGAATTATATTTGACGGCTGCCAAACCGGGTTTGGCCGCAACTCAGGCGTTTCGAACTAGTTTAAACTCATATTCAATTTATTCAGATGAAGTAGAACAAATTAACGATTTAATAACTTCCGGAACGCGAAGTTCGTTACGACAGGCCGAAACATATATTAAACAATGGCCAGAAATTAAAAAAGAAATGAATTCTGAATATTTAAAATTGGTTATTTCTAGACACCCCATCGATGTTGTTAGAATGTCAGATTTTAAACACATTCAATCATGTCATTCACAAGGTTCGTCCTATTTTAGTTGCGCGCTGGCCGAAGCCCAAGGCCATGGCTTGGTGGCATATGCTATAACGTCAACACAATATGAGCAAATTGCCGATCGGTTAACAACTTCTGAAGAAATTTTTAACGATAAACAACGAAAAGTGGCTGACGGTGTAGAACCGCTTTTCAGGTTGAGAGGCCGACAAATTCAGTTTGATTTTTCTATTCTAGAGTTTGATTTTCCAGATATAGATGCAGAAGTGTGGGAAAAACTAGATGATAATGATGCACGGGGCTCTTTTATTGTACCAGAAATTCGATTTTATGGTGTTGATCGGAACACCAAAGCTGCTCTAGTAGCTAAGCAACAAATGACCAAGATTTTGCACACCGCGCAACAAGATGCCATTAAAACACTAAAAACAGGATTTCAGTTTTTAAAAGATAATGGTATACATTTATCAGATTTAAATCAAGTTTTTAGTTTAAGTGGAGGCTTAGAAGATTCAAATACAGCCGAAATCCTCCAAAGCTTTTTCCCACGTGGATCTCATGAGGCCAAAGATATCCCGCCCGGTGGGTTGGGTTCTCAAACTGATCAGCCAAACCCAAACAAGTTGGGATTAACCCAACAATTTGAATTTAGGGCCAGTGTTGAACATATATTAAAAGGTTTGGTTAAGACGAGCCCGGTAGAAATTATGCCCGAAGGATATGGAAAGCGCTGGGCAGAACGGCGAATTGTAGATGCCAGCTTAGATGCCTACGGCACCTATCAATTGAATATCAAAATACCAAATGTAAGTACCGATGAATCAGTAGTCGTTAAAATTGTACAAATATTTGCTAGGTGGTCTACGGCGTTTAATAAAACTTGTCAAGAGGCTCTTGAACAATTAAAAGTTGATACCAAAATCGACGTTGATTTTGGCCAAAATCGACTCCCAACCCGACGGGTTGTATATGACGATCAACATAATATGTATACATTACGACTAAATATATATTCTGGTTTTGGAAGATATGAGGACAAGCGCAACCCAACTGACGAGGCTGTAGAACACGCAGTTGAAATAACAGCGCAACTTATGAACGCCATGGTTGACGACATATCCAACATTGTTGAGGAAATTCAACTAAAGTTTAATTAAAAAACAAGACAATTGTTCTTTTATCATCAACCTTTCCTACTTATTATGGGTGCGTAATTCTTTTCGCACCAATTCGTACTAGTAGAGGAGAGACTATACGTTGTCTATTAGACAAAAGGCATGGATGATTTCTATCTTAGGATTCATCAATGTTCTATTGTATAGCGTTATTCAATATTTTATTACCACCAACAGCGTCAACTTTTTAACACCTTTAGATTCATATATGCCTTTGATGCCCGAATTAATTTGGGTATATCATTCTCTCCCAATTGTTATGGTCATGACGATTGTGTTTCTAACTCAGAATAAACAACTGTTGTATACTGTGATATCCAGCTTTTTAGTTGTGATGGTGGTTAATAGCTTATTTCACGTCATTGCGCCCTCTTTTTACCCCCGACCTGATTTAATCCCACAGACGCTTTCGGAGGAGTTTTTGTTGTGGACATATAACGTGGACGGTGCCAACAACACTTTCCCATCGACCCATGTTTCATACGCATTTTTAATGATGCTTACTGCTGCCGATACCCAAAAAGCCAAGTTATATCCAGTACTTAAATATTGTTTTATATTATGGGCTGTGCTGATCACAATAAGCACATTACTTCTTAAACAACATTATGTTGCTGATGTTGTTTCTGCTCTTATATTAACTGGTTTAATTTACAAAGCAATGAGTAATTACTATATAAAAAGGAAACAAAATTTTGAAGCCCGAAGAATTAGTTTACCAGAGGAAAATTTCCGAACGAATCAAGTCTGTACTGGGTGATAACTATGTCGCCGTCGAACTAGGTGACTGTGTAACTATTGGTGAACACCGTGGTTTAACTGAAATAGCTACAAACTATACAATTAACGGCGAACCAATAAAAGTTTGTGCGACTGGGAAAGGTTTCGTTGATGCTTTATTCACAGGCGTTCAATCTGAACTGTGTCGGAAGTATGCTAGTATTAGCCAATTTTGTTTTGAAGAATTTAAGGTGGAAGCCCGTATCCGCGAGAGCAACAGTTATTCACACTCAGATGCGCCGGTACTAGTACAAATGGTTATATCTTGTCAATCGATTAGTACAAAACTCTTGTGTTTCGAAGCGCTTGGAGAAAGTATTATATCTACATCATTGCAAGTTTGTAGAAAAGCAATAGAATTTATGATTAATGCTGAACTGGCCGTCAAACACTTAATTGAAATCATAGGCAATGTTCCAATGGAAAGACAAGATCTTATTATGGGGTATACAGAAGAATTGGCAATCATAGTGAGCACAACAGATTACAGTCACATAGTTGAAAAGTTTAAGAAAAAGCTTGACATAAGCGGTTCAGTATACTATAATGAATAGTAGGATAGGAGAGACAATTGTTAATTACCGATACAGGTTACGAGGTTGTGGTTATGGAAGCAGGACAGTCTCCGGAAGAACCAGAATGGGTGCCGTTTCACGGCCAAACAGTTGCATATGAATTTAAAGATGTATATTACAATGATGTAACAACATACCATAAGTTTAAACACTTTGTATATTGGCGTCGGATTAAGGGTTAGTTTTCTCATATTAAAGATGCGTATAAGTTTTCTCATATTAAGCATAGATAGGTTTTCTTTTATCATATGAACTTCGTTTTATTCGGCCCATCAGCCGGTGGCAAAACCACATTTAAAAATGTATTAGCCGAGAAGGGTTGTTATCCTATTGTTTCGTATACTACACGGGATCCCCGACCGGGCGAAATTAGCGGCCAAGATTACCATTTTATTAGTGAACAGATCTTTAAAGAACACGCTTCATGGTCACACGGCAGACGGACAAATAAACCAGATCAAAGAGCAGAACCATATATTTGTAATATAACACAAATAGGTGGTCATTGGTATGGCCAGCACCTCCCAGAAGATTTGGTTAAGGGTTGCGAATTAGATACAGTAATGATATCAGATATTAAATGTGTAGCTGATTTTTTTATACAACCTAAACCGATGCTTAAAATAAACCATAAAATGTGGTCTAATACAGAAACCATTTTTGTATATTTACAAGCCCCTACTATTGAAGAACAAATAGGACGCCAAGTAAAAAGGTTTGATAAAATAGAAAAGATTAATCGAGGAATCAAAGAATATACAGCGTGGCGGGATTTGACAGCAATTTTGCTCGATCGTGAGCGGCTGAAAGAATTAAACTGTAAATTTTATAAGGTGGAATCGACGTTGGATTGGTCCAAGATTTTCAACCACTTACAACACCATGATAACACAGATTCATAATGTTGTCAAATTAAATAATTACTTCGTATATTAATTTGTTTTAATTAATTAACAGGCTGTAAAATTAACATTAACTCAACCGCAACTTTTGGCCTTATAAATACGCGCACGCCCACGCGGCTGCGTAACACATCAAATAACCTTTGTCAAGTAAATAATTTAAGTGAATTTATTATTTACACCATAATTAATATATATGAATAAATCTACTGCAACAGATATCGCTAAGAGTTTGATATTTGTAGTGTTTTGCTTTTTAGTGGCTAATTTCGCCGGTGGGCTTCTTTTACCTTGACATTTAGCCTAGCTGTGGTATAATGGTATCATGATTAAAAGTAAAGTACAACGAATTGCCGACTACCTCTTGATGTTGGACCAGAAGCGTGACGATTTCGATGCGTTTGCTGTCCGCGAACGAAAAGACGGTCGCCACGATATTATCGGCTTTGACGTAGACTACTGCGCGTTTGGCGAGATTAAGAGGAATAAGACGCTAATCGGCGTAAAAGATTTCAGTTAATGTTGATTTCTGACCTAAAAGTTAATTCGTTTTATAGCACTCACGGTTATATTATGATCAAAACCCATAATAACTCCGATTTTGATCGGATTTATATATTTGGAAACAAAACCGACATGGCCCGAGGGCCGCGCGGCGACTACGCGCTGAAGGCTTATTGGAAGCCCACCCCGGGCGCAATGTTCCTTTATTTGGGTAGCAAAAAGACTACACATAGTTTTTATATGCTGGGCTTCGGTCGAATTAATCTTTATGGGAATGACGTTCAGTTTTTAAAAAGAGAATAAAAAACACATCGTAAAAGAAAAGAAATGTGTTGACAAACACGTCAAAATTTGAGATAATGTATACATAAACTGGAAACAGCAACTAACCCAATCTTCTAAGGAGAAGAACAAATGTCTGAGAACACTACTAATTCCGCAACCGTCACCGAGACTCGCCCCGTTGGTCGTCCTCGCACCAACTTCACCCGTAAGGTTAACTTCGCGAAGCTTGACAACGGTAATTGGAAGGTCGCCGGTCGAGGTCGTCCTTCTGCAAACGCCGAACGTAAGGCTGTGATGGTCGCGTGGGATGCCGAGTTTGTCACTGATGTCGAGTATACGCTCGATGGTGATTCCCCTATGCCCGCGCGGGCCTAATAAATAATTGACAACTCAGGCCCAGAAACGCCGACAGCGAATGGTCAAACATTGGTCTAAATTTAAAGTTGGCGATCTGGTACGATATACAGCCGGCGTGGCCCATGTCGGTTTGATCGTGGAAAAATCCGAGCTTACGAAAGGCCGGTTTGATACATGGATGCCGGATACAGAATATACACTGGCTATCAAATGGTTTTTACCCGGCGAGCCATGGCCCACATTTTTTCACCCCGCATGGGCCGAGGGTATCTTTTGGGTTCCGGCCAAATATGTACAGGTTTATAAGAAACCATGAAAGTTAAAGATTTACAAATTGGCTGTCATTATAAAATGAGCCATCGAGCCATCGCATGCCTAGGCAAGTCGAGGCTACGCTTCGTCGGCCAGCGCCTCGACTCCAAGTCGAGGCTACGCTTCGATCAGTTTGAGTTGCTATCTATTAAAAGCCTGCCGCGTATGAATCAGCGGTGGATTCTTAGAAATGGTGGTTTTGATTCTGCCCAGCTTGGAGTTTTGATGTACGTGGGTACATTTGACAACAAAAACGAAACGAAGCTACACAGATTTTACAGTCATATGCTGAAAAGGAATATCGACACTGCTGGTTGTTTTATTCAGAACATTCTGAGCATTAAAAAATAAAAGATAGTGCTTGACATTCTTTCGCAAATTTGATACTATATGCATATTACAGGCCCGCACCCGCTCATGTGTTAAAACTGAGCCAACTGCTTTCATAGTATAAAGGCGATTACCCCGGCGTTGTAACCCGGAAATCTCAGTTCGATTCTGAGTGGAAGCTCCAAACGAAAATGGTGAAGATTACAAAAAAGAACGGACATAAGATCAAGGCTGGCACATTTATTTGTGTTCACGAACCCGAGAATCGGAGTGGTCCCGCGATTGAACACGTGATTGCTTTGGCAAAGCCTTATAGAATCGAGGGCGGTACGTTCTTTGTAAAGGTTTATTCTTTTACAGAAGTTTATATATTTAATGAATATGCTGTTAATACAACCTTCCCATTCGCAACGTTCTTTTTTATGGACCGGTAGCTTAGTCTGGCAGAGCAGGGGACTCTTAATCCCAAGGTCGAAGGTTCGAATCCTTCTCGGTTCACTTTATAATTTGCCCCCGTAGTCTAACGGATCAGGCCCTTGATTACGAATCAAGTGTTATGTGGGTTCGAATCCCGCCGGGGGTTCTTTTTTGCTTGACAAACCCGTCAGGCTTTGATATAAT